TTTCTCTTGAATGGCTAGTTGTTCTAACTGCGCCTGTGCGACCGCTGCCGGATCAAAGGAACCGGCGGTTGATTTACCTTCTTCGTTGCTCATAAGTAAAACCCTCTTGATCTAATTAGTTTTAAACAGAAAATGCTTGGAAACACCAAGCATCATCTTTTTGCCTTATCATATTCTTCTTTTTCCTTTTCATATTCTCTGGTAGTTCTTTCAAGCCACCACTTTCTCAATCCTATAGGGAGAGAATACATTTCTGTTAGTGACCAGCCACCATAGTGCTTAAGTGTAAAGAAAATCTCATAGACGTTTTCCATGTACTCACTGGTCAGGCCAAAAAAAGTCCGTATTAAACGGAACCTCCATTTCTTGTTCAAAACCGCAAGAGTCACATTCAAAAGCTTCATTGACTTTGATATTTGGTGCCAAGGATTCATAGCATTTACGAAGCCATCTAGCTTCATACGCCGGAACGTTGTCGACAAAATAATCAACATACGCTGCTGCACTATGACCATTAACCGATTCGATATACAGTTTCATTTGGGTTGAAACCATTTCTTCCTGTTTGGAATTTTTTGACATGGCTTTGACGATTTTGGTCTCATCTGCTCCCGTTAAAAGTCGAAGTTCTACCTTTATTCCGGACTTTGGAGTGTCAACCATATAAGTACCACTCTCAGTCTCCTCAACGTCAAATTCTTCCAAATCTCCGTCAATGATTGATGGATTTGATAGGTCAAAGGTGAGCTTTTGGGTATGTTGGCAACTGGGACATTGAACTTTTGTTTGATAAAGGTGTCCATATGCCGAGGAACGTGCGGCAATTATTATTGCATTACGATCTCCTACGAGAACATCTTTTGCTTTATAGGTTTTATCAACCAATAAATTATCGATAAGTCTTTCGAGTGCGATTCCTTTTTTAAGCAACGAACGTGATGTAAGAATATCTTCGTCTTTTGCTGTCATGAAGCGAATTTCAATCGTTTCTTGGTTTCGTAGGGGATGTCCGGAAGGATAACCGACTCCTCTGGATGGGAGTTCAACGAACTCTGTTGGTGTTACAAAGTCAAGCGCTGCTGCTGGATTTACCGCTTCTGTTTGTGCTCGTCTTGTCTTTGTTCTATCTTCATTATTTCTTCTCATTTATACCTCTTTGTTATTTGTTTTTATTTTTTTTTCTTTCTGGGCTGTGTGTTGAATCAGTAAGTGCCTGCACTTGTCGTCGCCGCTCTGCTTCATCGACCTTTTTCTGAATGTCGGCTTCCATATTGGCTTCCATTTGGTTGATTCTTTCTATAGCTGCTAATGCTTCTGCTCTCTTTTCCTGCTCATTTGCCGGCAATGTATTATCTGGTTCCAAGCCATCTGTACTGGTTGGCTCAAAAACCGGTCGTTCTTGGTCATAAAATCCACCACTCGTACCTTCATTTGTTAGCTTGGGAACACTGCCTTCTTGCAATTCTGCTTGCCTCTGTTGACTTTCTGCTATCTCTTTTTTCTCTATTTCTTCACCCATACTTGCTAATGAAGCATCTACAATTTTACTATTCTCCTCTCTCTGGTTTTCAAATGCCATAGAGGTGGTAGCAATCTTAATATCAACATCACCAGCCAGATTTCTCTCAGCTGGTGAGATCTTTCCGTCTCTATCTAAATCCAATACTCCGTCAATACTGTGCAGCGGGTCGGCACTCTCTTTGTTAAAGTTTGCGACTTTCAATTTTTGATCGAAAATTGCTTCCTCATTGTCGACAAACAAAGTCTTCATAAATTGTTTATACGGAATTTCCGAAACAGCAAATTTTTCTCCTATTTGTGTTCTATCCATCACCGCCCAATCATATACAATTCCAAGCTCGTATTCAATAAGGTCGTCTGATGAATAATCCAAATCTCCCCAATTTATTGATTTTACTATTGGATTGATCAAGTGCCAACATTCTGTTATTATAGCTCCTTTGGGAGTGAGATCATCAATGAATGCATTTTTCTTAACATCTTCGTTCCCTGTGTATGGCGCTAATTGATAAATAGAAATTCTCTGTTTCGATTGTGAAGCAGCTTTAAAGTCAGCAACATCTTCCAAACCTAAGCCAAAAGAGTTTGCAATTGTTGAAGATTTTTCCGGTGTTGTCATTCTTCTCCAAGTTTTGTTCTTGCCGTCTAGCTTTAGTTTTGTGGAAATGTGATGTCCGCTGCCATATTCCAAGCCTGCTTTCTTTTTGTCTCCACCGGTACCTTTATACACGTTTCTAAAATGTGGATCTCTAAATTGAGAATTATCAATATGAGGATAGGAATAACCCGTATTGTTCATAATCTGCCAAAGAAAAGCCGCTGTATCGAAATGATCAGTTTTCCTTCCCATTCCGTTCATATCTACGAATTTCATGGTAACCGGTTGCCAAGTTGCATTCCCGGGATAATTAAACTTATGATTAATCAAGCGGTACTCTTTTGTTTCAAATTCAACTTTTGGCTTATTTATGGTTTTAATATTTGGCAAATAAAAAACACCACCAAAGACAACAACAAATTTGTCTTTGGTTTTTGGATGTATTTCTCTAGATGTCCACCATGACATTTAATACTCTCTTATTCTGCGGTGAAAAATGTTCCGAGTCCATCTTTCTCAATTGTTTCACATGTGGCCCAATCATAACGAAGTTCTAAATCAATTGTAGAGATATCATCGTTTTCATAATCAAGTTCAGAAAAAGCAACCTTCTTAATAAATGGATTCTTAAGTTCCCATGTCTCGATTGCATTTCCATTTGCATCTAGTTGTCTGATGTGTACATACTGCAATGCTGAATTGGCTTTGTTTTTCGATTGGGTTACAAGTGTGTTTGCGTCACCGGGAATAACATATCCGCCACTCCTGATGATGTTGTTGATTCTAAAAAGAGAACCAGGATCAACAGGGTCTACTAGAGTCATGGAAATTGCTTGCCATTCAACTTTGCCGGGATAATAAAAAGTGTGCCCCATATACACATGCTTGCTTTCTGCGATTGTGAAATTAGGCTTCGCAACTTTCTTCGCCCACCAAACTGCTGGCTCGTTGTCTTGAATTCCTCCAATAAATACTTGAAATCTAAAATTTCTTTTAGGATCCCTTTCAGGTGTTGTAGTCCAAAATGACATTATTATGTTCTCCTATAATACTTTAATAACTAGTTGGCTTAGGCAAATTCTGCCCCGGTGCGAGTGATAACAAAGTCAATAGCAATGTATTCAATAGCTCTCGCAGGCTTAAGAAAGATCTTAGCGTACATGATATTTCTATCAATAAGATCTGGTGTAGTGGTGGTTGCGTCTAATACTAAACGATAATCAGTTAGACCAAATTTAGATTTAACATCGGAAAGAATAGGTTCAGCTTCAGAGCGGAATCTAGCCCATGTGGAATTTACATTTTGATCAAACAAAAGATTTTTTGCAACTTTTCCAATTTCTGCTTTAAGGAAGATCATCAAGCGACGAACGTTAATACGATCCAAGGCAGATGGAACTTGTTGTAGAGTCTTTTGTCCGAAAATTACTACTCCTTCATTTGGAAAGGTTGCTATCGGATTGATATTAACCTCATATAGCTTATCTCTTTCAGAAGCATCTAGGCGTTGACGCGCTTGAATTACGCGAGGTCCGGATCTTCCACCAAGATTTCCAAGTCCACCTCGGTTAAATCCTGCAGGGGCAAACCAAAGTTCAGAACGAGCATCCGATTGTGCCATAGCTCCGATACCAGCAACTGAGGAAGGAACCCATACACGCTCACCGCTATTCAAATTGTCTTGAATTTGAACTGCTGGGTAGTATGCACATGCGTAACTTGAATCAAGTTGGCGATTTTTGAGACTAGTGATGGCAGAAGATACGCTTCCCAATCGTGAAGATTGAGAATCACCAGTTTCAGCTTCTGATGTAGGCTTATAGTCACCTTCTAGGTCGATAACAGCCAACATGTCTTTACGAGATTCAGCAATTCTAATGACTTTAGAAGTTATGATTGGGTTTTTAACACCCGGTATTGAGAGAAGTGAAGCAGGAACAGTTTCTGGATCAGAAACCGAATCAATTGCTTTGTTCAAAGAATACTGTAGATAATTGTCTTTTTCACTAAGAGCGCTTCCGATCAAATCTTGACGGAAAGGTTCTTTTTCTGTGATATCAAGGCCATCAAATCCACCAAAGAGAGGAAGAACGAATTGCTTCACACCTTTGTCAAAAAGATTTTCAATACTATTGCCCACTGTATTACTAGTGTAAGATGTACTACCAGCCATAGAGCCAGAAGTCCAAGTAACCGTATTATCGGCATCTACAATTACAATGTCATGAAGCGAGAATACAAATGAATATTCAAAGTCTCCGCTTGGAGCGAATTGATGAGGAGCATATTCACCCGGTAACGCTCTCAAATAATCACAGTAGTCTGGGTCGTGAAGAGAAGAGTTGGCATCAACCTTTGGACGAATTCCGAAGTAAGCTCTATAAGGGCTTGCAGAATATCCATCAGATCCATTTACACGAAGAGGAAGTTTCGGGAATGAAAACTTAATATGTTGTTTTCCATAAAGCTGTAGAGCTTCGCCGGAAGCAACCGTTCCCTGTACAACCTGAGTGGTGACAAATGATCCATCAAAGTCGTCACCTAGGTCAAACGCTTTTACATTTACATTGTTCTCTTCCGCTGCCCATCCTTTTGGACGTCCAGGCCCTAGGAAACCAACAGGAAGGTCATTTTCAGCATAATTTTGGTATTCAGCATACATTTTAATTCTTACGTAATCTGAAACATTTGGAAAGTCTCCGTATGAACGGTATCGTCGATCGGTGTCACTCCAAGTCATGTACATGTCGCCAATTCGACGAGCAACAAAGTTTGGAGAGTTTGGATCTAGGTTACACCCAGAGTATTTCTCCAATGTTCCACCGTTAATGTCCATAATTTTTACAGTGAATGTTCCGTAAGCATAAACAGTTGGATTGCTAGCCAATTTGAGATCTTCAATTGCAATGAGGGTATTCTTTTGAACTTCTTCACCAGCATGTATACATTCAAATCGGAAAAGCTTGTCAACGCTTGTTGCTCCATCGTAATTCCCATCGACTGAGTCGTAGTTACGTCCAATTAGATATCCGGATTTTGCTTCTGCGGATGCTTTCCTATGATAACCCCAGTTACCATCTTGTTCGTCAACGGCTTTGTCATCTTTGTGAAGAGGGATAAGAGCCGCAACTTGGCCGGCAGAGGTGGTCGAGGTCACTTTTTCTTTCAAAGATCTCTCGAACGATTCCCCGAGCCAATAAGTTTTCTGATCAGCTGTTGCTGTAATAGAGGTATTAACTAATTGTGGGTTTGTGTTGAAAACATTTCGGATATAATTACCGCTACTTCTGTTGAAGTTAAACTTAACAGTTTCTGTGGCGACAGTTCCGCCGGCGGCAAACACTTCAATTTCATAAGTATTAGCAGGAGCACTAGATCCAGCAGACTTAATCAGTCCATCAGTCACAGATACAGGGCCACCACCACCAGCATCAGTTCCTTTAAGAAGTAGATGCCCAGTATTACAATAAAAGATAGCAGCAAGTGTTCCTTCACCAACAGCGGTTGTTGCTGCATTTGCAGCAACAGCATCAGCAGGATCAACACCACCAGCCAGCGGAGTACCGGTTTCGTTTGCACTAGTACTTGGATCAACACCATCGGCTTTAAATTGATGCTGCGCGGTATTTTTGTCGATGATTGTTAGCTTGTCTGTTGCCGCAGCACCGGTTTGAAGGTTGTAGATTTGAAGGGTAGATGTATTATTGTCCATGGAAATGTTTGAAATATCACCCTCTGCAATAGCTAATTCTAGAGCCGACTCAACAAGAGCCAAGACTGTAGTAATGCTACCAGCGGAAGCGTGTACACCACAAGTAATCAAAGGGATATCTGTAGTAGTACCACCATCGGCATCTCTAGAAACAGTTCCAACTGCGACTGAGCCGTCGTTGACAAAATTGATTTCCAAAACAAGCCCACCAGCCTTAGTTGGAGTTGCGGGTGTATCCTTTCTAAAGAACCTGAGTGTGGTGCCATTAGCTCCTAAGTTGTTAGCATTAAAATCAGCATGTGCAGCCAATGTAATAGCAGTTGCTGCACCAAGATCAGTTGCATCAGCAATAAAAAGCCCATATGCTGTTGAGTTTGTAGCAGACGTCGCAACTTTCCCTCCACTTGAACCAGATATTTGCCATCCGGCCTTTCCAGCGTCAGAAGCTTGTGAGTGTTGGTCTCCGAGCAATCTTACAAGATTGACAGGAGAAGTACGCGATGCCAACCATGCTTGAGCAGCATAAGCAGCAGGTGTGGGAGCAGACAATTGAGGTCCATCTCTCCAGATGTCGCCTTTAAGCGAAGACCCACCAGGTACAGGGTTTCCATAAACTTGTACAAAGTTGTCTAGTGAACGAACCTTTGCAGGCTTCATTCCGGGACCTTTTCGAAAGCGTCCAATGATCACGGGGCCGTCTGCGTCGACCTCCGATGGTAAAATAGATTGGTCAACCTCGTTAATCTCTATACCGGGTGACAAAAAATCAAATTTTCTAGGCATTAATAATTCTCCTTTAAAACATTATTCTCAATAAATAGTCTAACGTTTAGTGAATAGACTATTTTTATCTTCTATACTTATTATTCTTTTTGAGCCATGGTATCTCATCGGCCAACATAGCTCTTTCTCGCGGAAGCTTAATCTCCACGATCGTTTCTTTTTTAATTATCTCTGGTGCTTTACTGTTCGCTTTTCCGTCACCAGTTATATAACCGAGAACCTTTATTGAAACTTTAGTTTCAAATTTTCTCTCGTCTTGACCCAAATTGTTAAGATTATTCGATGCGTCATAAGACTCAATAAAACCTTCGTACATTTTACCATCATCTCTCATGACAAAGTGGTTTAATTGTCCGGGTCTTGAGATAAACGGCGTCAATAGATCATTCATTTGCTGTTGATATTCGGTTCTTAATACAATATTGTACATTACCTTTACATATACCGGCAGCGGAATGTAAAATTCATCATAAACATATTTCTTGCTATCATGAGGGAAAAATGATTGTCCTTTTTTCTTTTTAGCCTCCGCAGCTTGAAATGCTCTTGTTTTTTCTTGATTCAACTTCGAAACCAACTTAAAAGCACCTTGTTTATATTCTCGCGCATCTTTTGCAACCGGAATGTTGGCTTGGATGTTGCCCTTGAAGGCTTTATCCTTCTCGATTGAGGCTCTTTCGATCGAAATAAGAGGTAATCTGAGTTTTCCAACGGAATCTCGATAATCTCGATTGTTTTTCACCTGAAAGGCTCTCTCAGATCCAACCCAGATGATGGGTACCTTCTCTATTCCTTTGTTCGTTGTGGTATTCAAATCTAACGTTTTATCTACAAAATTATACAACGACATGTCAATGTCTTCGAAAGTCGAATGGACGATACTAAACTCTTTTTCTAAATCACTCTGCATTAAATAACCCATCTCTTGATCGTATACACTCAGCTTGAACTTCAAAACGATGTTCAACTTGACCAAATAACAACTTTGGCTCTGATAGTTTAACTATCTCGTAAAAAATTTCTCCGTATCTCACAAAATCCCCTTCTCTTACATAAAGATCCTGATCTTCTGTTAATCTGCGTTTGTGAAAGTTAATTTTCACCTTTGTTGTTTTATCTATAGCCATTCCCTCCATATCAGAGGTTTCGATCCCTTGATATTCTACAAGTGCGTGAACTCTTACTGGAGGAAGAAATGTTTTTTCTATTGCCTCTCCATATAAAGGATGATAATTGGTGTGCTCCAGATCCAATGGGAAATATAACAACTGTTGCCCGACAACGCGTTCGATGATTTCATCGTTTACTTGTTTAACAAGATCACGCTCTTTCTTTCCGAAGAACATCGGAGGAGGTGGCGCACCAGGTTTCTTCCATTTGTTATCTTCTGACATTTATTTTGATCCTTTTCACACTTTCAGTGATTCCTTGTTCCTCTTGAAGCTTTGAAGTTAGATAACTTTCAAGTTGGGCTACAAATCTTTCCGCAATTTCATCAATGCTAGCATCGTCCTTTAAGAATTTCGCTGAATTGTTCAACTTATTTAACGGATAATCATAAAACAAGCTTATTCCTGCTCGCATTTCTAATTCTTCTTCTTCATCAACTATCTCTTCTAGACGTCTAGAGGAGATATTTAATGTGCTTTCGCTCTCCATCATAATCACAACTGCACTGTGTGTGGAGGTATCAAGAGCATCTAAGTTATAAGCCAACTTGCTAGATGCTTCGTCATTGGTTACAATAAAGTTAATATAATCTGCCATGTGCCTGAAAGCAGCTTCGCGTAAGTTTTCCGGTATCTTTCCTATTATTTCATGGGGAAAGAAACCAAACTGATCTGCGAAGGCAATGTGGCTAAGAAATTCTCCGCCAAAATAATCATGATCTTCATGTTCTTCTTCATCGACATTCCACCAAGAGTCATCAGGGAGGCCATAATCTCGCATAACATTCTGGACACTATATCTTTCTGCTGGTATGATTCCATACTCTTCCATGGTGTGTTCTATTAGCTGAATG